ATAAAGACTTCGGAATCCATCACGCAGATAAAGCCTAATTCCTCCATCTTCGGCAATAAGCGTTCCTTAATCTTTTTGCTCACCCCGGCCTGGCCTTTGAAGATCTTCAGGTTGCGGCAGGCGTTATAAATGCCCTGGACGGTCATAACACCTTTTGCCTGTTTGCAACGACTGGCGATAACGTCATACAGCGCTTTAATTTCCGCGCCCTCACCAGCAAAGCCGGAAGAGTCAGCCGACGACAAATACGTTTTGCTCAATTCATGGAACATGATGATCGCTTCGTCAATGGTCGCCGTGTCGATCTTCTTCGAGCGCTTCCCGCATGGTTGCCAGTTCCGGATCGTGTGAATCACGGAAGCCAGACGCATAACCTGCTTATCAAACTTACCCATCGCACCGCGAAGCATAGTATGCGAATACTTGCCGCCGTCGCCTAACTCCGGTTCTAACTCCTGGCGGGCCTTATTCAGTCTCCGCATGGCTGCATCCGTAACCTGCAACTTAACGTTCGACTCGCTCATAATGTCATGAATCAGCCGGAAGTAATCTGCCTTCAGTGACTGGTCGATCGGCTCATAGGTCGAATTCCCGTTTTCGTCGATGAACACGCGTTCGCCTAAACGGGTTTGCTCACGAACCAAAAGGAAACGCTCCGAGACACCGATCCCGCGAGAACCCGCTTGCATGATGGCGTCGATGGTTTCATCCTGTGCAATTACGCAAATGCAGCCCAAAGCCACAAATGACATATTATTGCTAACGTCGGCACGAGCGATCGATACGTGGCCTTTATCCCATGCTTTGAGCACCAGTTCGCTGTTCGTCTTCTTGCCACCATCGTTGCCATACGTGATCCCCAAAAGGCTGTTAACCGCCGTCGCCTCATCCGAGATAACGGCAAAGTTGCCCTGGCGGTTGTTAATCTTCGCCAGACCTTCCGGGGTGGTATCGGATACCGGGAAAGTTAGATCACATAATTTTTCAAGTTTCTCTTCCAGTTCGTCACGATCCTCGAAAAGTTTCACCATATCAGATTGCGATAACTCCCCTTTTAGCGCCTGCTTGTTGGCGGACAGCTTCGCCATGATTTTCTTACGCTCCTTCTTGCGCGACTCGTTAATGCGCTCGACTTCGGCGACGATCGGATCGATGGCCAGCGAGTTAATGGCAGACTTACCAGCGGAAGGCGGCTGCGACGTGATAACGTAAAGCGTTGTCGGTTGCTCGCTGCCGTGGTACTCGACCCAAAAGCGACCCATCATCGCGGCGGACACGGTTCCGAGAAAGTGCATGTAAGCGGATGATTCCGGGAACTGAACAGAACGCGCTGCATTTAGCGCCAGCTTGCCGACCACATCGTAATCATTGGCGATCGAGATTGTTGGGTATTTATCCGCGTTTACGTCGATATCTTTCGGCTTGGGCCAGAAAGAAACGGAGTCGCGATACCCGTTCGCACGGATGGCGACGCGCAAGGGGCTGATGCCTTCCTTCTCTGCGATGGCAATAATATCTTGTGGGGACACGCGGTCATTTAAAAACATGCCTTGCTCCTGATTGGTTAATCGTGCGGCTAATGATAAGCCGTCTTAAATCCGAGATCCAGTGATAATCTAAACGCACTTGCAAAATGTGCTTAGGTTATCGGGTCGCATGGCCCCGAATTCGTTACAGGTATTTCGCCTCAAACGTGGTTCCGTCCGACACGCTGAAACCGACTTCCTCACGGTAGAGCGTCCAGCGGCAACCGTCACGGTCGAAGATGTACCCGGCGACGCCTCCCAGCGCTCGACCACTTTCCACCTGGTAACGCTTGCCGACGGTGAAGGATTTTTTCACCGGGTTTTTGTGGTCGAGGCCAACGCATTTCAGGGTTTTCGTTTTCAGTTCGATAAACGTCGCCACCACCACGCCGCCAACGCCAGCAATGAACAACTCACCGCTAATGCCGACCGACAAGTAAACGCGCTTCTTCTTCAGTTCGGCGCTGTTATATACCATCATTGACACATTGCCTTCGTCGTCAATGCGAGCGGAATAAAGGTTGTTTTCCTGGATATTAACAGCACGGCTTGAGGTGCATTTAATTTTGATTGACTTTGCCATTTTATTTCTCATTTCCAATTTCGATATAGATGTTTACCAGTTCCAGAAAGTCGGATTTGTTTCTGCAACTCAATTTAAAGCCAACATGCGATTCGATCTTATTTTGCATCTCCGCCATCGTTGCGCCGCCGTTATTCATCTTCAGAACTTCGCGGCATACGTCAGCCAGTTTTTTATATATCATATTTCACCACCGTAAATTTAGTGTTTTTGCAAGCGCCTTCGATATCGCTAATTAGGCGATTCACTCTGATATTAATCATCGTTTTGTGGTGCATGACGTCAACAATCCCACAAACCCACAAAATCATGATTGGAAAGATAAGAGCACCAGGCCCATACATAGAAAATAGTGCGGTCATTACTGCGATCGTGAATTTCATTCTTGTTTTCTCCGTTGCGTTTCGATGGAATAACTATACCCGCAATTAAGCGGGTACGTTTAGCAATTTGTGCTATTCATTAAAATTCGCCTGGAACACGGCGCGAGCGAATCCGCGCGGAGTGATAGAGCGAAGCATCTTTGTTCTTTCAGACTTGCCGCCCAGGAATTTCCACGCCCAAAAGAAATCTACGCCCTCCACACCTTCCGGCGGTAATAACCGTTTCGGCTCCACGAATCCGTTACCGTGCCAGATGCACGTTTTCTTCGTGTAATTGTCGCAGTGCGGCATTTTTGGGTGCCAAACTTCCTCATGCGGAGCAACATACCCGCCGAAGTCGCGAGGGTGGAAATAAAAATCCGGCTTGCGCCAAAGCGTCGACAATTTTCCAACCGGGTTTTCTACCATCCAGGGGCAATTATATTGGTCGCCCAATTGCTCGATCATCTTCGCATCATCGGCGGCTGATAAAACATCCTGAGTCTGCCGGGCGTGCTTCACCCCGCTATGCGCTAACAGCGTGCAGGAAGGGAAAGCGAAAATAATGTCAGGATCCGGGATGCCCAGGATCGTGCGCTTCACGTCGAAATCTTTGTCAATCCAGATGTTGACATACTGGATTTTTGCATGCTCCATGCGGATTTTGTACTCGCCGTGGTCGCCGGAATCTGCGTTAAAGCAATATACATCGCAACCGCGAATTGCCCACGGCAGGCCCATAATCCCGGAACCGTCAAACATGCACCACACAACGCGCTTTTTCATTGTCACCTCACCAGAAAGGGATACATTCGCGGCAACCTTCTTCACCAGTGCAGCCGCAACTATTTTCTTCTTGCTCTACCAGATCGTCACGCATCGGCAGACTTTCGGCATCCATATCCATACTGCCCAGGGCATCCGATAGCGTCATTTCCTGATTGGCTACTTTGATGCAATATTCGCGGTTAAGCCCAGCATCCTGGGCGGTTAAGAAACGGTGCCAGTAGGCATCGTCGTAATTATCAGCCATTGCTTTTCCTCCGGTTAAATTCTCGCAAACTGGCGGCGCATGACTTCGAACAGGTTTTACCCCAGCCGCGTTTAAGATCCGCCGCCTTTACCTTATAGACAGCCCCGCATCCTGGAGCCTCGCAGCACTTCATGCTTTCCTTCGTCCCAACGTGATCCGGTCGACCAGTCAGGGAGCTATCGCCGGGATTCTTCGTCGACCAGAAAAGTTGCACTGTCGCGACCTCCTCGCCGAACTCATTAACGAACATGTAAACGCCCTTGCTTTTCAGAAGCACGGTGCAATGATGCATTTCGCCGTTGACTTCCAGGTATGCGCGATCGCCTTCTTTCATTAGCTTCTCCACGACTCAATGAACATTCTGTTCGATTCCAGCGTCAGCGTGACGCCAGCCAGGGAGGACTGAACGAGGCGACCGCCCGGAACCGTCCCGATGATGTAGCGGCCCTTCGACTTCGTGATCGTGATCTGAGTGAAGCCGGAGGCGCGGTTCATGCGGAGAACGACGCGGCCATGCGCGTTCAGGACGGCGAGAATGGAATCAGTCTTCGGATGGTTCATTGTGTAGCTCCTTCGCTTGTTGGTGTGGGGATAGTATGCCACTATCCCGCCATGTTGTTTTAGCAAAACGTGCTATGCCGGAACGCAGGTCGTGTAATCCTGGCTAATATAGATCGTGCGCTGAACGCGAGGTTCATGATCGCCGAGTTCCTGGATGGTAACATCGTTGCTTCCTACCCGGCACGGAACCGATCCGAAAATAAACTCGCCAGTCTGCTTGTCGTTGATTTGCCATACATGGCCACCTTCCTTTTTGACCACCAGGAAAGGCGCACTTTCCGCGCTGAACTCTTCCGGGCCACGACCGTAGTAATGCGTGATCGCAGCTTTAGCCGCAGCACTGAAGGCATCGGTAACGTCATTGGTCGCCTTGTCGCGCATGGCCTTGATACGCTCTTCCGGCGATCCGATGATGTAGGAAAAGCTGTTCGAAATGGTAACTGTTCGCATTATATTTTAACCTCGTTTTGGTGGATGAAGTCGGCGACGTAATGGCATTCGACCGGATTCTCGATACCCGCCAGCACCTAGCACGCCCCGTTATTCAGTAGCTGGCAATGCTGGCACTCCGCGCCGCCAACACTGGCAATGACAATGGCGATCCCGTTGCATGAACCGCCGAACATTCGATGAGGGAAGGGGTAAGCATCGCAGGTGCAAACCACCTCCCCGGCCCGCCGTTTCCTCATACCTGGCCCTTCTCGATGCAGAAAACCCAATCACGAGCGTCAACCGCAAAGCGTGCAACGCCGTCGAGCACCACGAAGACAGTAAATCCATTGACGCCGCGACCCTTCTCGATATCGGTTACGGTACGGAACAGATCGCTTGCGCCATATTGAATTTTATCCCCGACGACTACATCCGCAAATGCTTTCATGGTTAATCTCCTGACTGGTTTCGATGGGTTAACTATACCAGGCCTCGCGGCCCGGCGTTTAGCAATTCGTGCTTATTTCACTGCTTTCTTCGCTGCCTTGTACGCCTCTTTGAAAGCCGGAACATCTTCGACCGGAATCCAGAAGCCGGAGCCATAACCATCGTCATAGCAAGGGCATTGGTCGCAGTAGTCGCCCCAGGTTTTATCTTCGCCGCCGACAGAGAAGCCAGTGGCCATTTCGCATAACGCTTCCTCAACCGCTTCGATCTTGTCGGCGTCGCTATCCATGATAACGAAGTTCCACTTGCCGTTATACTCGCTGCCCAGGTTGATTGATTCGCGTTGAAGTTTCATAGCTTTAGCCCCTTTGGCTCAATTCGTTTCGTTGAAGTCATCATAGCAAAGCCGATCGGGTGGGTTTTAACAAAAAATGCTATTCCTGCGATTGCTGATTATTCCACCGATTCGGAATAGCGGAATAGATGGTGATTGCACCTGATTCCCTGGTGATTAGTTTTGACGAATCATGATTGCTTTTGATTGTTTCATTTTGTGCAACGATTTTTGGAGTGTTTCATGATTTGCAACGAATTGCATAAATGTATGCACTATGCACATAATTCGCCGTTCAAATCCTGCCAAAACGGTGCGTGTGTTTCCCCAACATTTAGGGCGTGTGGGAATGTGTGGGAGGAAAAATCTTACCAGAAAGTTGCACAAAAAGTGACCAATATAAGCCCATATATAGATAGTAAGTATATGATAAATAATAATATTATTATTATTACTCTTTATCTTTATATATGTTTGGTAAGATTTCTCCGGGGAGGTTATGGATTCTCCTTGCGCAAGCCATAATTTTTAGATGTTCCGCCGCGAAAAAATGTATATAGGGATATATAGTGGATGACAGCAAATCTTACCAAACACGCCGAAACCCTTTGACGGCGCGGCCTGCGGCCTGTATTATCACCTTCCGAAACATTACCAAACGCCGTAAGTGTGGGGGAAACACAAATGCAATATAAAGGCTATGAGTTCGAAGAGGTCGACGTGTCCGAGTGGATGCGGTACGACGCAGATAAGCAAGCCGCTTACCATGAATGGCTGCAATCCATCACGTTTGGTGAAGCCACCAGGCCAGCCGGACGGAGCCAGGAAGCAGCGAAGACTGAAGGCACATTCACTGGCAACCGCTCTTCCGAGATCCGACGCATGTTCCTGGATGGCGGGCGGCGTATCCAGATGACGGCGGAGGAGTTCGTGGAGAAGTTCGGCGTTAATCCGGTCGACAACCATTTCCGCAGGCCGTTGCTGAAACTCCTGGAGCCGGGAGAAGTGTTGCGGGTGAGCCTGGGGGCGGGGTTAATCTCCGTCTTTACCGAGTTCGACGCAACGACCGCCTCACACCTGGAGGCCGAGGCGTACAGGCGGCAGGGCGCTATCTCCGAGCGGGAGCGGATTAAGGGTTTAGTGGCCGCTCTTGCCGTAGACTTCGCCGGGAATGCCCTGACCGGGATTTACAAGGCGACCTTGTTCGCGGCTATCGATCTTGGATTGAACGCCAGCGATATCAGCCAGGAGGCAACCACCACGAAATAGCACTTTTTGTTAAAACCCGGTCAGGGAGATCGGGTATTATCTCTTCATCGACAACGAACCGAGGAAACCGAAATGATTACTCTGATCACCTGGGAACACGAAAACAGCAAGCCAGAAGTGCGCGAGTTCGAGACCGTGGCGGCGTGCTACAACCTGGCGGCAAACGGTGGATTTTACAAGGCGCAGATTGTTAACGAGTTCGGGGTTGTCGATTATGAATTTTAAGGCGAGCGATGTAAAACCTGGCGCGGTCTACGGATCGCGCCTCAACAACCGCCTTTGGCGCTGGGATGGCGAAACTATGTGGACTAAAGGCGAGGGCGATGTTATTTGGCATGAATGCGGCTGGCCCCACCCCACAATGAGCCGCCTTGATATCGCTTATTATCTTTCCGTTGGCGATATGCACGAGGTTGAAAGATAGCACTTTTTGCTAAAACGCCGATGGCGAGATCCGGTATTATTTACCCATCGACAACGAACTGAGGTGATGAAGATGGATAAGGTTATCAAGATGAGTGAAGTTAAGCCGGGTATGATGGTCAAGTTTGCTGGCAAGTTTCGCCTGGTTCTCGCAGCAGATCGCAAGGCGAACATTCTCACAATTCGCGTTAATGGCAAGGCCCAACTCTTCGCGCCGCAGTCCGACATTGAAGTTGAAGTTCGTATCAAGTAAGCAACCTGGAGATGAAGATGAGCAAGAAGAATCCATATTCAACCAGCAACTACCATAACGAACACGTCATGCGCTGGCACTGGCAGAAACTCAAAGAGCGCCACCTTGCACGCCAGGGAAAATAATCGCAATAGCGCCGCTTCGGTGGCGCTATATTCCAACCACAGCACGGCAAACGCCAGGAGGAATGGCCATGCCACGTTTTTCAGCGACAACCAAACTTCGCACCTTCGCCGGGATGCCGATCCCATACTCATCAACCAAAGCCGTCCAGGGCAGCGAACACGGCGTTTACTTCCACTGGTTAGGAAAGTGGCGCTTCACCGTCATTCGCGGCTTTTACGTGACCTGCGACCGAGTGGATATTGAAGACCATTCCGGCGGGAACCAGGTTCACGAGTTCAAGAAGCACGAGTAGCACTTTTTGCTAAAACTCGATCGGGGCAATGCGTTATTATTACCCCATCGAAACAGAGGAGCAAAAACATGATTGGCAACCACAACAACGAACTGAACGCAGCAGCCCACCGTCGCGCCGTCGAGCAGAACTTCAACGCGCTTAAAGTAGCCTGCGATGAGATGAAAGCAATGCTTGAACTGCCGTCATGGGATCCCCAACTAGAAGACTACTATGACGGCCTCCGCGTCAAGCGTGACGATATCATCAACCGCCTGCGCCTGGCTGGAATGTTCCTGTAAGGAGAACGCAATGATTCACGAAATTAAGTCAAAAAAACAAGTGGTGGCAAACCTCAAGAAGAGGAGGGTTGTTGCCTTCCAGCTTAACATTCCCGACCCCGACGACGCGCGGTCGATTGACGTGCCGATTTGGGCCAACACGATCGCCATTGATGCCGACGGTGCAATTTGGGCCTATGAGTCTACAGCCGAAGAGGTTCGCATTTTTGAGGGCCAGGGTGAAGCATGGTGCGACGTAGGGAAGGCCAAAAACAGGCTAGACCAAATCGGGTCAATGGCTCGCTTCCCTGATTGGGCAAAATCGAAGATTGACCTTCGCGGACTGAAATAGCACGCATTGCTAAACGCCCGGTCAGAGGATCGGGCGTAATTATCAAGAAGTATATTAACAAACCGATTATGCAAGGAGACAGAAGAATGCAACAATTTGAATCTCGCGGCAAGACCTACAACCTGCCGGACACTGCTACCCATGCCGCCCCTGGTGCGTGCGTAGGCGTTTACTTTAAGGATGGCGATAGCTGGTACTTCATGGGTGATGTGATTGGGGATGTACCGCCGAAGAAATGCGGCGCGCTCTTGGGCTTCTACGATCACGACGTGGTGGAGTTGAAGCAAAAGCGCGTACCGTTCGCCTTCTGGAATAAAATCAAAGGGGCGATCTTTAAATGAAATTCAAATTCTTTGGTTACGATCCTGAATGTGGGTTCGAACTATTCGAAACTGCCGAGCAAGCGAAGCAATACGCAGATGATGCTATAGCATGTTATCGCGGTGAGGCTTGCGACGGGTGGAGCGAAGAAGTAGATCAGGTATGTTGGGGTGAGTTAAGGCAGCATTCGGTCATGTGCAACTATCGCCCCATTGACCCAAAAAATCCAGCCGAAAAAGAGTTCTCATTCGTATGTGATTATCAACTCAAGGATATAGACAAATGAACCAGTTCGAATATATGCATCGCGCACATAAAGCGCTTGCAATGTTCGCCTTTCACCTGGATATGAAAGTTATATCCCTGACCATTGAGGCCGGAAGCATTGAGATCTGCGGATTCGTGGGCGATTGCTCATGCGCCAGAACTTACACGTTCTCATCGCTCGCTTCCCTGGAGAGTCAGGCTTATGGCTTCTAACCGAAAATTCAGGATCGTGCGCATTGCGACGCTTGATGCGTTCGGGCGTCCGGTGGAGTGGTATGCAGCACAGCGGCGTGTTGCATTCTTCTGGTGGGTGACGGTCGAGCACTTCGGCCAGTTGACGCAGGCCCGCTACTGGCTCCACAAATCCGGCGCACCCAATCGCCCGGAGCGCGTAATCAAGGTGATTGAATAGCACGAATTGCTAAAACCGCCGTCCTGGGATGGTGCATACTATCCCCACACCAACCAAAGAGGAAAAATCATGAGCACCTACAAATTCATCCTGACCCCGAACGCCGATTCTCCCGCTGGCGTGGGCGCGAAATTCACCAAAGGCAAGCGCTATGAGGCCGAGCCTTTCACCAAATACACCGGGGATTCACTGTACAAAATCACCGATGACGAAGGCAACATGTACGCGGTCAACCCGCGCAACTCGCACTACATCGGCGGCGGTCAGTTCAACATTGAGTTGCAAATCAATAACTGTTTCGCTGGCGGCGAACTCTCCTTCGGCGGGTTAGTTAGCGATGCGCTGAAATACCCCCTCCACACTTCGGCGTCAATGTTCGGCGGAGTTACCTCCACTGAGTCGCCCTTGTTCTTTGCTGACCTGAAGGCCCACGAACGCGATAAAGATCGCGATCTCGAATCAATGGTCGACCGCATGCTGAATATGTTCGGGCGAGATGAGTCGCGGGGCGTTGTACGTGGATTTAAGATCGGCGCTGAAAAATCCGCGCACTTCAAAGAGGGCGTGAAGTCGGCAAGCGATGCAGTTGCAGCCCTGGGCATGCTGTCGCGGTCGGTGATCGTGAAACCGGAAGGCGCAAAAGAAGCCTCGCTCGCTGACCGGGTTAAAGAGCTTGAGTCAGAGCTTAACGCCGCCCACAACACGATCGAGAAAATCCGTGAAGCCATGCGCACGCCGGAAGGTGATGACGCGCAGACCCATGCGAAAGTTCTCCGCCAGATGGCCGACGCCCTGGTTAGTTTGTGGCGCGACGTCAAATAGCACTTTTTGCTAAAACTTCCGCAAGGCCATTTGATATAGTGGCCTTATTGAAGCGAACCAATCAGGAGCTAAACAAATGAGCATTCCGTATCCGACCAAAGACAAATCATTCCTGGGCCTGGCCGTTGTTGAGATTGTCAACCCGGATGTGACCAACTCCCCGGATGAGCCTACCCTTGCACAGTGGGCCGGATTCAAAGCAGGTGATCGACTGACAGTCGAATGCTATAGCGACGGCGAGAAGTGGGCGCAGGTAGGGCGCGACTACCACACCGAAGAATTCGGCCAGGTGCTCCCTACCGACTGGTTCAAACTTAACGAAGGCGAATATAAGGTGATCGAAGAATGAACAACAAAATTTGGGTGCTGACCTACACTATCGGGACTAACGAGGGTCGCAAATCGCGTCGCCTCACCTGCGACACGAAAGCGCAGGCGGAAATGCAGCAGCGCGTGCTGGGCGGCGAAGTGGTCGAATACATCCGCCAGCCGGAATCCTTCCAGGTCAATTGGCCTGAGAAGATGGATGTTGACGCCGTGCTGCATGAAATTCGCCAGGTGCAAAACAAACCTGCGGCGTGGAAAGATCTGTACCTTTGCGATTTCGACGCTGAGTCAGTGCGGGATCCATTCCATTTTGTCCGGCTGGCCCATGCGGAATGGTCGGATCGCCAGTTCGGCAACGTTGGCCCGGTCGGCCCGCTGAAACACCTGGCTAAAGAGGCCAATGAAGCCGCTGAAGCGCCGGATGACATTAGCGAGTTCGCCGATATCATCATGCTGGTGTGGGACGCAACCCGCCGCGCCGGAATCACCGATGAGCAGTTGGCAGTGGCGGTGGCGGAAAAGCTGGAGCGGAACAAACGCCGCCAGTGGGGAGCCGTTAAAGATGGCGAGCCGTGCCACCACTTGAAAAATTAACGAATTCGTATACCATTTAAAGCGCCTGTAAGCGATTATGGCGGGTGCAAATTTCATTAAGGTGATTCTATGTCTGAGTTCTCAAAAGTCGAAGATATGCCGATTGGCGCAACGGTAACGGGTATCCAGATGAGTGAGTCGGTCGATACGATTACTCCGCTGGCCTTTCCGGTTACACAGGTCGAAACCGACAGCAAGAAAGGTTTCATCTTCATCTACAGAAATTTTAATGCCCCTCTGCGTGTCGAGATCTTCATTGCTCGCGGAACCTGGGTCGAATGGGAGAAGGCTTAAATGTTCGGACTGAATGAGGCGCAGTACAACGCTGTGAAGCGCGTGGCGAAACGAATGACGGCGGAAACCAAAGACGCCATACGGAAAGACAAAAAGACTTACGATCAGGTTGCAGCCAGGATGATCGATAAGCATTGGGCCGAAGTCAACACGCTGTTAACTCGCGGTCAGTTTATCTGGCTGGCTGGCTATCTCGAAGGCCGTTTCGGTCGCCGTGATGGCGAGTATGAGTAAAAAATAAGCGAACGAATCAACCGCCTATTGACGCATTCACGCTGACCGGGTATCGTTAAAAGCGTAGACACAAGAGGCGGCAAACATCCGCAAGTCTCGCCCCGCTTTGGGGCTTTTATTGGGGGGGGTTATGATGCAGTACAAGGTCATACTCACAGCAAGGAAAATGGGCGGCTTTTGCAAGTCCTGCATTCAAGAGTTCAGCATGACGATTGAAGCGAACGATACCGCCGACGCGGTAGAGAAAGCAAAAAAACAATCCGGCGTAAACCTGGACACTCACAAAATAAGCATCAACTACGTAATGGAAGCAACACAATGATAACTCTGATTGTCGCATTAATTATGCTGGTCATAGGCTTCTATGCAGGCACTTTCCACCTTGTCGAGCGGCTGTCCAAACGCGTGCATGAAGGCACTTTCGCCGCGATGCTGTACAACAAGAAAACGAAACGCTGGGAAAAAATTGGCGATCCGGGAGGTATCGCGAAACGAATTGAGTTTTCGCCGCTCCCGTATGTTGACTGTGAGCCATTTGCATCACTTCAGAAAACACTGAAGCGGCGTAACAAACTGATATGAACATAACCCGCTTCGGCGGGTTTTTTTGTGCCTGCAATCTGGTATACTCGCAACTCAACACAGAAGGAGGATTCACAATGTCTGAAGAACGCAAAAAACGCGTAACGAAATCGCACTTCGAAGGCAATTTCAAGGCGCTATACGAAAAAGATTTTGGCGTAGTGCTGGGGCGAACCGCCGAAATGACGCCACAACAATTCTTCGAGATCGCGAAGGGTTATTTCCAGTGGGCCGAAGAAAACGCCATCAAGGCTGCGGAAACAGCCACTTTCCAGGGCGACGTTAACGAGTGGGGAGTGAACAAGCCGCGTATTTTCACGATAACAGGGTTAAGCCTGTTTTGCGGCGTGAACCAGTCAACTCTTGTACGCTATCGCCACGACCCTAACTATGCCCCGGTCATGGAGTTTATCGACTCTGTAATCTATGAGCAGAAATTCCAGCTTGCTGCCGTCGGCATGATTAACGCTTCGTTCGTCGGTAAGGAAATGGGGATCGATAAGCCCGCTGTTCTCAACATTGACGCCGTAGCTGGCAACAAGAACGAGATCACCGATGAAGTATTGGAGAAGGCTGTTAGTAACATTCTGGACAAGATTTAAGGGCCGATCATGAATGACGAAATGATTATTTGGGAAGACCTGAAGCCAGCCGATAAGCTGGCAATCAAGGCATTGAGTACGCGCAACTTTTCGCTATTCCTGAAGATCTGGTTTCAGATTATCCAGGGCGAAAAGCTGATGTGGAACTGGCATCACTCCTACTTTTGCCACACGGTAGATGAAATCATCGCCGGGAAGCGCAAAAGCACGATCGTAAACGTTGCGCCTGGTTCGACGAAAACCGAAGCGTTTTCTATCCACCTCGCGCCGTATGCGTATCTCAAGTGCCGGAAGGTTCGCAACCTTCAGATCTCGCAGGGTGATGCGCTTTCGAAAGGCAACTCCGACCGCGTAATCAAGATCTTTTCATCGGGAGAATGGCAGGAGCTATGGCCCTCGAAATTCGGGCGGAAGCAGATCGACGAATTCCAGGTTTTGGATGACAACGATCGCGTAAGGCTGGAAATGGTGTCCCGTTCGTCTGGTGGTCAGATCGTCGGTAAGCGTGGCGGGTACATGACGCCGGGTTTCAGCGGCCTAATCGCGCTGGATGATATCGACAAGCCTGATGATATGTTCTCAAAGGTGAAGCGCGAAAAGAGCCACATCTTGCTGAAGAACACCATTCGATCCCGTCGTGCGAAGAAGAAACAAGGCGACGAAACGCCGATCCTGTCCGTACAGCAGCGGCTGCATGCACAGGATTCCACCTGGTTCATGATGAGCGGCGGGATGGCTATCGAATTCGATCGCATTGTTATTCCGGCGATGGTAACGAGGGAATACGGCGAATCGCTCCCTGACTGGTTGCGTCCTGAGTTCGAACGCGACGTGTTATCCGGGCCGTCGGTGGTCATTGATGGTGTCGAATACTGGTCATTTTGGGAGGACAACGAATCGATCGATAACCTGGTTGCCTTGCGCGATGCCGATCTTTATACGTTCCTTTCGCAGTATCAGCAGGAGCCGATCGCATTGGGCGGTAACGTGTTTAAGTCGGAATGGTGGCGCTATTACGGCGACAGCGAAAAGGCGCATGAACCGCGCCCGGACAAGTTCGAATACACCTTCATTACGGCGGATACCGCGCAGAAGACGAACGAGTTAAACGACTATTCCGTGCTGTGCTATTGGGGCAAGTACCGCGATCGCGTCTACTTCATTGATGGAATTCGTGGTAAGTGGGAAGCGCCGGATTTGCGCGTGCAGGCCGAGGCATTCATTAAGCAGTGCTGGCGCAGAAACAAGGAATGCGGGAATCTGCGAAAGATTTACATCGAAGACAAGGCTAGCGGCACGGGTCTAATCCAGGATCTAACCAAAGCAGTTAATGGCATGGGTGAGATCGTCCCGGTTCAGCGAGACAAAGATAAGGTTACTCGCGCGATGGATGCGCAGCCAATTATCAAGGGTGGCCGCGTCGTACTGCCGGACAACCATCCGTTCATTGCGGAGCTTGTGGCGGAAATGAGCGCATTTACATATGACGATTCACATCCCCACGATGACATTTGCGACAACGTATTTGACGCCGCGAACCTGGAAATGAACCTGAGCGACGACCCGGTAGAGCGAATGAAACGCCTAGCAGGATTGAAAAAGCTGGGCCGCTAATACATAATGTGGGCTTAACGGCCCACAAATCACACAAGGTTAAAATATGAAAGCTATCAAGATGGATGATTACAATCAGATCTTCAATGGTGGCGCGGGGTACGCGTCAACCACGGCGATGATTGCAAGCACGTTCGGGAATATGTCGCAAATCGAGGAGTTCTATCACAGCAACGGACTGGCGAAAAAGATTGTTGACGTGATCCCGGAAGAAATGGTGTCGCCCGGATTCCAGCTTAACGGCGTCTCCGATAATACTAAATTCCAGTCAGAGTGGGACGGCCTTAAACTTGAGCCGCAAATCACCGATGCCCTCTGCTGGGCGCGCCTGTATGGTGGCTCTTACATCCTGGCGATGGTTAACGATGGCCGCATGCTGACTTCAGCCGCGAAGCGAGGCAAGCCGCTGGAATCAATTGTCGTTTACGACTACGATTCGGTGTCCGTAGCGGAGGAGGAGAAGAACCCGCGAAGCCCACGATTCGGCAAGCCTAAAATGTACACCGTTAAGCCGCTAAACGGCGGAAGCGACTTTAACGTGCATTATACCCGCATGCACTACATCGACGGCGAGCGCGTAACCAACAAGGTGCGAAAACTCAACAAGGGCGCTGGCGGTACGGTGCTGAACAAGTCGATGATTGAAGCGATTCTTGATTACGATTATTCGGAGTACCTCGCAACGCAGTTGCTGAAGCGTAAGCAGCAGGGCGTATGGAAGGCCAAAGGTCTTGCTCTAATCTGCGACGACAGGGAGGGCGAATACGCGGCCCGATTGCGCATGGCACAGGTTGACGCGAATTCCGGTGTTGGTAACACGATCGGCATTGATGCGGACGACGAAGAATACACCGTGATTAACTCTGATATTTCAGGCATCCCGGAATTCTTGTCCGCCAAAATGGATCGGATTGTCGCGCTGTCAGGTATTCACGAAATTGTACTGAAGAACAAAAACACAGGTGGCGTTAGTGCCAGCCAAAACACTGCGTTGCAGACGTTTTATAAGCTGGTGGAGCGGAAGCGCAACGACGACTACAAACCGCTGTTAGAATTCCTGCTACAATTCATCGTCACTGAGGAAGACTTCAGCGTAGAGTTCGAACCGCTGTCACTGCCGACCGATTCAGAGAAGGCTGATATCTTTAAGAAAAACGCCGAAGCAGTACAAGGACTGGTTACGGATCAGGTCATTGACGCGAACGAAGCGCGCGATACTCTATCCGCGATGGTTCCCGAACTGAAATTGAAGGGAAATGCGCCGGAACAGAAGCAGCTACCGGATCGCACGTCAGGGTCAAGCAAGACCAAAACGCAAAGCACGCAGATCCTGAACAACACGGAGGAAGGCGGCGATGAAAGTTAACGGCAGAATTCCAAACTGGCGTTATCCTGAAGCAAGCGAGCGGGATTTATCCCGCTTGATGAAGGACGCGACAACCGATCTGGTGGTGGAAATGCGGGATCGGTTAGACCGCCTGAAGTTCGACGCCACGGCAGAGGAAATCAACGAGGCGGAAGACGATATCAACGAGGCGGCGATCGCGTTCTTTGTCACCGTCATTGCGGCGCTTGCCTCCATTGGCCTGACTATCTACCGCTTCAACTCTAAGCAGTGGCTGGTTATTGCACTGGCGGCTGGCGGGCGCGATAATGAAGCGGTCATGATGCTGAAGGAGTTCGGCGCTGGTGGTTATGAGCAGTGGTATCAGCAGGCGCTGAAGAAATGGCAGGACACCGCAAAGGCATCAATCCAGAAGTTAACAGCCGATATCGTCGCTGACTGGACAACGAAAGTTAGAACCGCCAACAACATCGGCAAGACTCGCGAACAGATCGATGAAATCATCGAGGGCCGATACGCCATTTATGGCAGTTGGTCGCGCAACCGGGCGAGCGGCATTATCGGAAGTTTTAACAGTATGTTGATGATGCAGCGACTAAAAGATGCTAAAGTATCGCATTACTTTTGGTTCGGCATGATGGACGACCGCGAACGCGAAAGCCACATCAAACTAGAAGGTAAGCGACGCCGCGTAAACGGTGACGGCATTTTTCCCGGCGAGGAGTACGGTTGCCGTTGCTGGGCGGTTCCCGATTTTAATAACGTAGAGGAATTACAATGAAAAGAGTTCAAAGATTCGACACGGTAAAGGTGAAGGCCCGCTTTGATGAAAACGGCTTTCTGGTCGATACCCCGATCGTTGCGCGTATCGGCGCACAGACCTACCAGACCCCGAACGGCCCACGCGTTGAGTTTCGCCCGCGCTCCGAGGTGTTCGACGCTGAATCGCTGGCGTCATACCAAGGCAAGCCAATTACTTTGGGTCACAAGATGGTCAACGCCAAAAACGCGAAAGGGCTGGTGGTCGGATCCTGTTCCGGCGCTGGCAAAGAGGACGGGATCGGGGTTCTGGTTCCGGTGATGATTTACGACGGGGAGTCGATCGAGCAGGCGAAACGGCGCGTAGCGGCTGAATTGTCCGTTGGGTACACCTCGATCGATATCGACAAAAAAGGCTGGGGCAACAACGCGACGGGCGAATACTACTTCGATGAAGACCTACCGGAAAACTTCGAAGAACTGAAAAACGATTCCGTCTCTGATTGGGTTCGCTTTGATGCCGTGCAAACGAAGATTCGCGTTAACCATGTGGCGCTTGTTTTTCGCGGGCGTGCGGGAATTGCGAAATTAAATCTTGATAGTGAGCAAGAATTTCCCTATGATGACGACTCAAACCACAAAGGAGCTAAAACGATGATTATCAAAATTGACGGCGTAGACGTCGAAGTAGCCGATAACGTAGGCGCACATATTGCTAAACTGGACGCACAGATCGCAACCGCAACCAGTCAGGTAACGAGCATCACCGCAGAGCGCGACGCACTTCAAACCAAAGTTGATGGCATTGAAGATGAAGTGGCGGCACGCGTTGCCAAAATCAAAGCCGACGAAGACGCGAAGCAGAAAGTTGTCGCGATCGTCTCCGCCGCTGGCATCAAGTGCGACAGCCTGGACGTTAAAGCGATGAAAGTTGCTTACATCAAAGAAGCGGATGGCCGCGACTTGTCAGATAAAGAAGATTCGTATATCGACGCTTCTTTTGACTTTATCTCCAATTCTGATAAGATGGCAAGCAATCGCTCTAAAGTCTTCGCCAAAAAAGAAGATGGTGAGCAGGAAGACAAGAAAGGCGCGCCGAAACTCGATGGTTCTAACATCATCGACCCGCAAGCCAAATTCCGTAACTAATACCGTGCGGCCTTCGGGCCGCTACAAAATCCAAAACAAGGAGATTTAATCATGGCAATTCCTGCAACCTATACCCGCAAGCGCGATATTTGCATTCCGGGCCAGATCGCGGATACTTCGCTGTACAACATCGACGGCACCTGTGCCGCTGCAAATGACATTTTAACTGGCGTTCTGGTCGCGTTGTCCGGTGGCGTTGTTGATGGTCATAAAGTGGTCGATACCGCTAAAACTGCTGATGCTGTTCTGGTGGGCGTAACCACTCATTCCCATTACCAATCGCCGGAATTCAAATACGACAAATTTTCCGCCGTAAACGTTATGACGCATGGCCGCGTGTGGTGTCGCGCTGCATCTACCGTAACCGCAGCTGATTGTGCTTTTAAGTCGCCGGTAACTTTCGGTGATGATGGCACCGTGGCAAAAGGCGATGCTGGCCTAATCAAAACCGGGTACACTCACACTGGCGAGTGGTTCAAAAACAAAGATGGCGTAGTCCTGGTGAAAATCCAGTTAACGCAGGACGCAACCGCGCCAGCCGCTACCGCTACTGGTGGGGCGTAAAAATAGGGGCTTCGGCCCCTTTTTCATACGTTAAAAAAACCTTTGACCGTTTAGCAATTCGTGCTATTCTTCATCTCGTTAAGTCAAAACACACAAACAGGAGTTTCAAATGACTATGAAATTAGATGCATTCGAGCAGAATGCAATCAAGGTTGCAATGCAGGGTATGGGCATCGACGCTAACAAACTCGACGCGCACGGCATCTGGACTGTTAATCAGCTTACCCAACTCTTAAATCGCCAGTACGAGCAGGCTTACCCGCAAACTGGTGTGCTGGAGCTTTTCCCGGTTACTACCGAACTGAGTCCGGTAACGAAAAACTTTGAATGGCTGGAGTTTGACGGCGTAACCTCTGCGAAAATCATCGCGGATTATACCGACGACCTGCCGACCGTTGAAGCGATGGCGTCCGAGAAAACTGGCAAAGTGTTCCGCCTGGGTAACGCGTGGTTTATCTCCATCGACGAAATCAAAGCAGGTCAGGCGCTGGGTTCCAGCCTGAGCGACCGCAAAGCGTCTCTTGCACGCGAAGGCCATGAAACCTTGGTTAACGATCTGGTGTTCAAAGGTTCCGCGCCGCATAACATCGTTAGCGTGTTCGATCAGCCGAACATTAACCGTCTGACCTCCGCAAGCTGGACTACGCCGGAAATCGCATTCAGCGAGTTGCAGGATCTGATCGAGACGATCGAAGATGTAACGCTGGGTCGTCACCATGTTACCAACATCGTGATCCCGCCGTCCAAGCGCCGCCTGCTGACGCAGAAAATGCCGGACGTTACGGAAAGTTACCTCGCGTGGTTCAAAGAGAACTACCCGAATGTCACCATCACCGCGATTGCGGAACTGGAAGATATCGACGGCGCAGATACTAAAGGCGTGCTGGCATACGAAAAAGATCCGATGAATATGTCGATCGAGATCCCGGAACGCTTCAACATGCTGCCGATGCAGCCGAAAGACCTGCATTTCAAAGTGCCTTGCACCTCCAAATGCACTGGCCTCATCGTGTATCGTCCGCTGACTATCGCCATTCTTTCTGGCGTGTAATTAGAATGGCCCTTCGGGGCCATTTTTTATTGTTGCGAAAAACCTTTCATTGTGTTTAAATCAAACCTCACCAAAACAGGAGAGATATAAAATGGCTAAAAAAGATACTGCTACCATCGAACCGGAAATCAACGAAAAGCCGGAAAGCTCACAGCCGGAAACCGCGAAGCCGGATATGGTAACAATGCAAAACGTGGGCGCTTGCCTGATTAAGTTCGACGGCAAGAAAGTGCTACCTGGCGAAACCTTCGAGATCGAAGAGTCTCAAGTTGACCGCTTCCGCCACGATATCTTCAAAGGCCGCGTAGAATTCCACGATGATATTCGCCGCACTCGCGACTACATCGCAGCAGTGAAAGCGAAAGCAAAAACCATCGTGCAGCCTACGAGCGCCGAATAAAAAAAACCAACAAGGGCGCTACGGCGTCCTTTTTCATATCTGGAGAAAGACCATGAATTATACGATTCAAGATGTGATCGACAAAATGCGCAGCCTCGCGCCGCCGCTTAAAGAAGTACCTGAAGAACTGTTAACCGCGTGGGTGGTGCTGGCTGAGGAATTCGTATGCGCGTCTAAGTTCGGCGATTCGATCATTACAGCGTTGGCGCTGATGACCATGCACCTGATGTTTCTGGACGGCGCAATGAAGCAGGAAGGCGAAAGCGTGGAATCATACTCGCAGCGTGTATCGTCATTCACCCTGACCGGGGAGTTTTCCCAAACATTCGATCGCGTGTCTTCGGCTAGTGACAACGAAATGCTATCAACTCCGTGGGGTAAAATGTACTGGCGCATGCTGAAAATGCGCGGCGGCGGCTTCGGCCTTATGACCGCTGGCGGTCTTCATCGTTGCGGCATGGGAGGTTAAACGCCATGAACTACAAAGCAATTCAGGCCCGCGCTAGTGCGGGCATCAAGTTTTTCAGCGATGCCGATGGCGTATTCAACAAGTACACCAAAGGCGCTGGCGGCGGCATCGACCCCGAAACCGGGGAGGATATCATCCCTGGCGAGGTTGTGACCACAATCAAAGGTGCGGTGCGGGATATCAAAGATCGCGATATCAACGGCGAAACTATCCTCGCTGGCGACAAGCGCGGCTTCTTCACTCACGACGTACCAATCATGGAAGGTGACGAAATCGACGTCGACGGGGAGCGCTATCGCGTGGTTAATGCCCGCCCGGTGAAACCAACGGGAACCGTCGTTGCTTACCGTCCAGTTTTGCGAAGGGTGGCGACTTATGGCTAATTACACCATCCGTGAATTCACAGGTGCGATTGATGCATGGTGCAAGGCGGCTGGTGATGCTCTGGAGGACGTTGTACGCATGACGTGCGAGGATATCCTAAAGGATCTTGTGATGCGTTCTCCTGTCGATACAGGCCGCTTCCGTGGCAACTGGCAAATCACTTTTAACCGTGCGCCACTTTACGCCATCAACGCATACGACCAGACCGGGACGAAGACTATCCAGAACGGCAACGCGAACATTGCTCTGTTCACAAAGGGAGCCGGGATTACTTCGATCTGGTTCAGTAACATGCTAATCTATGCTAACGCGCTCGAATACGGACACTCAAAACAAGCGCCGAATGGCGTTATGGGAGTAGTCGCGATCCGATTAGGCGTATATGTGACTGAAGCAATCAAACGAGCGAGGGCGAAAAATGCACTATGATATTGCGTTAAAATGCAAGGCAGCGGCGGCTAAATTTGCCTCCGATAACGGGATTAAGATCGCGAGCGATAACGTTGACTTTACGCCGCCAGCCAACGGCGACACGTATCTTAAATTTTCATACGTCGAAGCGGATTCCCGATCTGTTAGCCTCTCCAGGGAGTGTCGCGTTTACCTGGGGCTGGCTCAGGTCGATGTGATCTTTAAACCCGGAACTGGCACCGATGCCGCAAGGTTAATCGCGCAAAACGTTGCAAAATATTTCCCTGAAGGTAAAATCTTAGGCGACGATAAATTAGATCTTTACGTAAGCGAGTGGGCTGAGGTTCATGGGGTTCAGAAGGCGCAAACCGGGTGGTTCTTCCCCGTTCGCTTTACGGTAAGATGTGAACAAACGGAGGCGAACGGGTATGCACTTACCTAACGGGAGTAAGATTTTTATTGAATCAAGCAGCAGTTAATGAAATGCGGGTTGTGACGCTACGCATGTCTGTACGAGGCGCTTATAATTTCTTGCCATCCAGCTAACTAGCGGGCATAATGGCGTTGTTAAACTTTCATCAAAACAGGAGTATTCAACATGCATTTACCAAACGGTGCAAAGGTCTTCTTTGAGAAGACTCGCGGTGCGGAGGTTCCGTTCACCGCAATGACCAACGACGCGAAAAACCCAAAAATCACGGTGGCAGATGGTGCGCTCGATGTTAACGATATCGTAATCTTTACCGATTGCACTTGGGGCGACTTTGTTAACAAGGTGGCTCGCGTAAAAGCAGTGGCGGCAGGCGTGGCAACACTTGAGGAGTTCGACACCTCCGACACCAACAAGTATCCAACCGCCGCAACCGGAAGCGTGAGCGTCGTCACTGACTGGATCGAATTGCCATGTATTCAGGATTTGGGCAAGGATGGTAACGAGCAGCAGTATTATAACTATCAGTGCCTGAGCGACGAACGCGAGCAGTCCGAACCGACCTACAAATCTGCGGTAACGCTCAACTACCAATTTGCGCATGAGTACGACAACGCGATCTACCCGGTTCTGCGTGCTGCCGATGCGAGCAAAGAGGCGAAAGCGATGTACATGTATGTACCGCGAGCGGCGGAAGTTCGTTATTGGTCTGGAACGGCTTCCTTCGATGATATCCCGTCGACGGCTGTCAACGAAATGGAAACCGTGACCCTCAACGTTGCACTTAAAGGTTCGCACGTTTTCTTACCTGTAACCAACGCTTAATTAACTGGCGGGGCTTGTGCCTCGCCTTTTTTTGTGCATAATAGCAATCAACACATACCAATCAGGAGATTACAAAATGGCTAAGTTTAAAATTCGTATTGGCGGCGAACTTCCTTCCTTCAAACTTCCGGTAACTTTCACTTGCCCAGATGGCAAAGATGCAACCATCAACATGACGGTAAAACATCACTCCACCGATGAAATGAAGGAGTTTTATGAAAGCGAAGAAAAAGCGCCGAAAGGTAACGTGGATTTTATCCGCTTCATGGCCGAAGGCTGGGATCTGGACGAAGAATTTACGGATGAAAACATTTCCTGGCTGTGCTCGCATTACCCTTCCTTTGTCATGGCATTGCCTCAAACGTACATGGCCGCGCTTGCCGGGCATCGTGCAAAAGTCTAAGGCGGGCTGTTTATCTAACGCTTCAGCCTGAGTTAACCGATCGCCAGCTTGCTGAGTATGGTTTACGGCGATCGGATTACGAGGCTGATTTAGAGGAAATTTTCTTCGATGAGCAGACCGCCCAAAGTTGGCAACTATTCCAGGCCATGCAAACGCAGTGGCGCATTGGGGTGAATGGCCCAACGGGTCTGGACTATAATACATTGCCTATGTTCTTTGAATTGTATAAAATCGACAATCGAGAAGCGGCATTGCTTGACTTGCAGATCCTGGAGGGTGAATACCTCAAACAGATCTACAAAAAATCACAATAAGCGCCTACGGGCGCTTTTTTCATATGGGGGCTAACATGGCTGATAAAGTAGCTGGCTTGACGTTCGGCGTTGACGTGTCGCAGGTTGACAGAGCGGTGCGATCACTTGCCGAACTGAAGAACCAAAGCCAACAAACCGGGGCGGGTCTTCAGTCGCTGGCGGACGCTGAGAAGCGCGCGACGGCGCAGACTGAGGAAATGAACCGCGCGTTGCAGAACCAAAAGAAAACCACGGAAAAGGCCAAGACCAATTTCAACAACATCGCGGGCGCTATCGATCCCACGATCGCGAAAATGGCTAACTTGCGCAAGGCTTCGGAAGAACTGGATAAGGCCTGGCAATTGGGCCTTGTGCCGGATAAGGAATTCTTCCGCCTGGGCGCTGTCATTGAGTCGACCACCAACAGGCTGAGACAGCAGCAGTTGGCGCTAACCGAAGAAGGCCGCGCGGCAATCGCTGAGGCTGAGGCGAAGCAGAAGGCGACCAACGCCGGGCGTGATTTTGTCGCCAGCCTGAAACAGCAAGCAGACTCGATCGGCAAGACTCGCGCCGAACTGCTGGAAATGAAGGCGGCACAATTAGGCGTTTCAACTGAAGCGGCACCGTTCATTAACGCCCTGAAGCAGCAAGAGCAGGCGTTAAAGAAACAGCAGAATGCTATGGGGCTTGCTGGAATTTCAGCAGGTCAATATAAAATGGCGATGCGCCAACTTCCGGCGCAGATCACTGACGTAGTAACGTCTCTTGCTTCCGGGATGCCAGTATGGTTAGTGGCTATTCAGCAAGGCGGGCAAATCAAGGATAGCTTCGGCGGTATCGGGAACACGTTCAAAGTTTTGTTGAGCTACATTAACCCGCTAACAGTTGGCGCGGTTGCTTTGGGTGTTGCTCTTGCGGCTATCGCCAAAGCTGGATACGACTCCTGGAAGTCACAGCGAGATCTAGCGAATGCATTGGTGCTGACTGGTGGCTATGCTGCAACAACTACCGGGCAAATCACCTCCCTAACCGATGAAATCAACAAAACATCATCGGCTACTGTCGGAAGCATTCAGGCGATCGCAACGTCACTGGCTCAATCTGGAAAATACAGCATCAACCAGATTAAGGCGATCACGAAGACTACGGCGGAATGGGCGGCGCAGACCGGGGAGAGCGAAAAGACCATTACTGGTTACTTTGACTCTATCGCAAAGGATCCGGTTAAGGGGCTTGCTGAACTGAATGATCAGTTTAATTTCCTGAAGGAAGGGCAGCTAACCTACATCGAGTCTTTGCGAAAAACAAAAGGTGAGACGGCAGCAGCGGAAGCGGCAACGAAACTCTTTGCTGACACGATGGATAAACGCCTGAAGGATATCGCAGACAGCGCAACGCCGCTTGAAACGATGTGGACTGACATTAAGAAGTGGGCCGCAGACTCCTGGAAGTGGGTAGGTGATCACACCGTCGGAGCGCTAAACCTTATTGTTGACACGGTTTCATCTATCATCAACGTTATCAGGAAACTGATTACGGATGGCGACGCCATGATCGCACAATTCATCGTTGATGCTGGTCGGCAGTTGCAGAAAGTGCTTGGCATGGGTGACTTTGGGAATGATTTTCTTGCACAGCAAGAACAGCTAATCAAAGATTCCAAAGCCAAATCAGCGGAACTGGCGAAGACCATTGCGGAGCAGCAGGAAAGGATCGCGAAAGGCGAAATGGGTTACATTGACGCGGCCAAAAACAAAAACGTGTCCGGCGGCTACAGCAGTGCAACAAAGGATAAGGTAAATCAGGAAGAAAAGGATATCCTGAAGAACCGAAACGCCAGGAAGGAGCAGGCAGACGCCGGGGTTAAGATCGATGAACAGTATCAGTCAGAATTGCTGTCATTGCAGGCGCAGTTGAAAGTATTGCAGCAGCACAAAGGGCTTGACGACAAAATCAGCCAGCAGCGCAAAGACTACTTTACCACTGTAGCAAAATTCCAGGTGCTGGAAGAAGCGAGCGCCAAGCGTAAGCTGACGCAGAGCGAAAAGCAGATGTTAGCCAATAAGCAAAGTATCATCGCTATGGCGGAACAGAAAGCGATCGTGGGCGATCAGATTGTCCGGCAGCAGCGCATGAACGCCTTGCTTGACAAGTCAGTGAAGTATCAGAACCAGATGTCTGAGAAGACGAAAGCACTTCAGGATACCGCTGGGATGGGGAGCAAGCAGCAGGAGCGCTACAGGGCAAACGCGCAGATGGCGGCGGACTGGAAGAATAATGGAGGCTCGCTTGACGACGCCCAATTTAAGCAGATGCAGGCAGCAAGCGAACAGTTTTACGCGCAGCAGGATGCGCAGATGCTTGACTGGAAAGCAGGATTCACGCATGCCTGGGCTGACATTGGTAACGAAGTTAATGACGTGTACTCCAATATCGGGAGCATCACCCAAAACGCATTTAACGGAATGGCTACTGTGCTAACTGATTTTGTCATGACGGGTAAGGCCAGCTTCAGCGACTTCGCCAGAAGCGTGATTAGTGACATTACCAGCATGCTAATCAAAATGGCGCTGTTCAATGCAATGTCTGCTGCGTTCGGCGGTGGCGGTACGTTCAGCTTCGCCAGCATGTTCAGCAAAGGGTTCGCCAACGGCGGCTATACTGGCAACGGTGGCAAGTACGAACCAAAAGGCGTTGTGCATGGCGGCGAATTCGTCTTTACCAAAGAGGCGACCAGCCGATTAGGGCCGGAAAATTTATACAGGCTGATGCGTGGCTATGCTTCCGGCGGTCTGGTAGGCTCTAACGGTTCGTCAGGATCTGGCGTTACTAACGGCGGAAACGTGGCGGCATCGGCAGCAATGGTATTTAGTATGGGTGACGTGAACATCACGATGGGTTCCGGTCAGGATAGCAAGGGCTTAGAGCAGGGCGTAAGGCAGATCGTGAATGATATGTTCACGGAGGCACTGAGCCAAAACGGGCGAATTGCGAAATACGTAAACGAGAAAACGAGGGGTTAACAGTGGATTCTTTTTCATGGTGTACTCAAATTCAAGGAGGGGCGGCGAAAGTCGCCGTTTCCAACAACGTTCGAGCGGTTAGTTTCGGCAATGGATATATCCAGACTGCATCTAGTGGCATCAACACAAAGCGCCGGACGGTTCCGATCGTTTATGGCGGGAGGGATTGGGAGGCGGTTTATGATTTTTGCCAGAATCACGTGACGAAGCCATTTATCTGGAAGGCACCAGATGGAAGAATGGGTGTATTCGTCGTAACGGCAGACTCTGTTAATCTCGCGCCGATGGGTGGCGGGGTGTATGAGGTAACGGCGGAGTTTGCCGAACGATTCTCTTCAGCCGGATAGCACAAAGCGCCCTTTACGGGTGCTTTTTTTTGGCCTATGATCTGGAGTCGATAAGAGGAGGAAATTTATATGACAACTAACGTTTCAAAAGAGTTTGCGAACTGCTTGCAAAAGCTGTTCCCTGGCGAGATCTTAACACTGATTGACATTGACGCCACGAAGTTCGGCGGGAAGATCTATCGATTCCACAACGAGAATATCGCCTACTCAACCGAAGAACTTTTGGCAGCGGTTAACGGTGGAACGCTGACACCGAAGGCGATCACGTTTCGCGGCGAGCAATACGGCCCGCGCCCGTTCGGGATCGGCGGGATTGCAATGTCAAGTGACGGCACGGTAGAAAAGCCAACGCTGACGGTTAGCAATATTGATGCGCAAGCGAGTGCTCTTATTCGCGCCTACAACGGCCTCATGCAAGCGAAAGTTACGGTGTGGGTTTTGGTCAAGGATTTGCTGAAAGAAGATGGCAGCGTGGCTGATGGCGATTTTCGGCGGTTCGTTTACTATATCGAAAGACCTAAACAGGTTGACCCGCAGAAGGCCACGTTTGAGCTAACATCCGTCTTCGATATGGATGGATTGATGATCCCGGCCCGACAGACTCAAACCGTTTGTTATTGGGCGCAACGCGGCTGGTACAAAACCGGGAAGGGATGCGGCTACAACGGGCAAAACGGATACTTTGACAAATTAGGAAATAGGGTAGATGATCCCAGCCAGGATGTTTGCGGTGGCCTTGTTTCGTCGTGCCGATTGCGGTTCGGCAATGAGGCTTTAGATTTTGGCGGTTGCGCTACTGCAACCTTGAAAAGCGGACGGTAATATGTTAACTCCAAAAATCAAAATGCAGATCATGCAGCATGCCAAGGAAGTTTACCCGCATGAGTGCGCAGGGCTGGTGACGCAGAAATCACGCGTGCAGAAATATCACCGACTCGATAACGTTTCGCCAGATCCTGAGAACGAATCAATGCCGGACGAAACACAGTACGCGCTGGCGTCACTGGAAGGAGAGCCGATCGCCTTCGTTCACTCCCACACTGGCGACGGGGCAACCACCGTTCCGAGCGCCACAGATTTATGCTTCTGTGATGAATCTGGCTTGTCGTGGGTTATCGTGTCGATTCCAGAAGGTGATATGCGGATTATCGAACCGAAGCGCAGGCCGCTGATTGGTCGCCCCTGGGCTTTGGGCGCGTATGATTGCTACGGCCTGGTGATGGATTTTCACAAGCGCCACGGCGTCACGCTGACTGACCGCCGCCTACCGTTCGAATGGTGGAAGCCGGAATACAAAGAGGATCTTTACCGCGACTACTGGCGCGAAGATGGATTCATCGAAAACACTGGCGATCCCGAAGTCGGAGATATGATTATCTTCCAGCTTCAGGCGGAAAAGTGGAACCACGCTGGGATTTACGTTGGAAACAATAATATCCTTCACCACGCCTTCGGCAAGCTATCACGCCGCGATATCTATTCCGGGTGGTATGAGCAGCACAAGGTTTTAATTTGCAGACATAAGGATCTTAAACATGGCATCACATACAAAGACGATTAAACTTTCAGGCTCCCTTGGGCGTCGGTTCGGTGTCTTCCATAACCTAGCGGTCGATTCAGTTGGCGAATGCATCCGGGCGCTATCCTACCAGGTGGAAGGGTTTAAAGCCTTCATGCAGAGCAAGGTTGGTTCTAACATGCGCTTTGGTATCGTGGCGGACGGAAAACCAATCAGCACGAATGACTTTGCAACGTTCGCCGTAGCTAAGGAGATCCGAATCATCCCCATCCCGAAGGCCAGAAAGAACGGCGGATTGTTGCAGATCGTTATCGGCGCTGCGATTATGGTTGCAGCCTTCTTCACTGGCGGTGCATCACTGGCGGCAATGGGGGCGTTTTCATCGGCGGCGTTTATGGCTGGTGGCGCAATGGTATTGGGTGGCGTAATGCAGATGATTGCACCGCAGATGGGCGGCAACATGCGAGCGAGCGAGTCGCCGGAAAACAAACCATCGTATGCTTTCGGCGGGCCGATTAACACCACGGCAGCGGGTTATCCAATCCAATTGCCATACGGTTACAGATTGGCTGGAGGCGCATTGTTCGGTTCAGGATCTTACGCCGAAGACAACAACTAATTAAGCGATTCGCTTTTTGGCCTGGGGGCATAGCCTCCGGGCTTTTTGTCGTGTACAATTGCAAAACTATTAACAGGAGGCTAAACGATGACTAATATCAAGGCCCGCAAGGGCGGTTCCAGCAAGACGCGAACCCCGGTAGAAATGCCTGATAACCTGATCTCGAAAGACAAGATTAAGTTATTGTTGGCCGTTTCTGACGGTGAAGTAGTGGATGACTTCAGCCTGAAGCAGTTGCATTTCGGAGGCGTTCCGGTTCAGAACGAAGACGGTAGTTATAACTATGAGGGCGTTATTGCAGAATTTCGCCCCGGCACGCAAACGCAGAGTTACATCCAGGGCTTCAGTGAATCAAGCGCTGAATTCCAGGTTGCTCGCGACGTCACTCACAACACGCCGTACACGCTTACCGTATCGAACAAAAATCTGTCTGCTATTCGCTTTCGCCTGTTATGGCCGCGCGTGCTGACTCAAAAAGATAACGGCGATATGGTCGGATCGGTTGTTGAGTACAAGATCGAGATGGCGGTAGACGGCGCAAGTTATCAGACCTACCTAACTGGCAAGATTGACGGCAAGAACACGACTGGCGGCTACGATCGCAGCATCCGCGTCAACTTGCCGCAAGACTTCACGTCGCAGGTTCTTATCCGCGTAAGCCGAATTACGCCGGACGCTGACGGGGTTAAGGTGGTTGATGCCTTCCAGGTTCAGTCCTACGCTGAGGTGATCGATGCAAAATTCCGCTATCCTCTGACGGCAATGCTTTACGTCGAGTTTGATAGTGATCTGTTCCAGAACCAGATCCCGACAATCTCGCTCAAGAAGAAGTGGAAAATTATTCAGGTTCCAAGTAACTACGACCCAATTAACCGGACATACTCCGGAACGTGGAACGGAACTTTTAAATGGGCGTGGAGCAACAACCCGGCCTGGGTTCTTTACGACCTGATCATGAATCAGCGTTATGGGTTAGACCAGCGCGAGTTAGGAATCCCGGTAGACAAGTGGTCTCTCTATGAGGTGTCGCAATACTGTGATGAGCTTGTGCCGGACAATCGCGGAGGGATGGAGCCGCGTTACCTGATGGATATGATCGTGCAGTCGCAGGTCGAGGCGTTCCAGTTAGTAAGGGATGTTTGTTCCGCGTTCCGTGGAATGACGTTCTACAACGGTGAAAGCCTTTCGATTATCGTCGATAAACCACGCGATCCGGTTTACCTGTTCACTGCTGATAACGTCGTTGACGGCGTATTCGTGCGAACATTTCCGAGCGAAAAAACGATGTACACATCGTGCAACGTGATGTTCGACGACGAAGAAAACCAGTACGAGCAGGACGTTGAACCAGTGTTTAACCCTGACGCTGCCATGCGGTTCGGTCACAACCCGACAAGCATCACAGCGATCGGTTGCACCAGACGGACAGAAGCTAACCGCCGCGGGCGCTGGATTCTGCAAACGAACCTAAGCGCAACCACCGTTTCGTTTTCTACTGGTCTGGAAGGTATGATCCCTTCGTGCGGCGATGTTATTTACGTTGCAGATCCGCACTGGCAATCAGCCTTCAACCTGGTGTTGTCAGGTCGCATTATGGAAGTAACTGGAACGCAGGTTTTCCTGGCTTTTCGCTGCGACGCGAAGGCGGGAGATACGCTGATTCTGAACACTGACGACGGCAAGCCATTACGCCGAACCATTGCCAGCGTATCAGCAGACGGAAAAACCCTGACGCTAAACGTGGGATATAACTTCGACGTTGCGCCGGACAGCGTATTCCTGATCGAAAGTGACCAACTGGCGGCTGAACAGTACGTTGTTACCAGGATTGAGAAGGGGAGCGATGACGACGAATTTACTTTTGCCATCACAGCCACCCAATACAACCCGAACAAGTACGACGCGATCGACAACGGCGTAATCACTGACGACCGCCCAACGTCGGTTGTTGACCCGGATTCAATGGGCGCGCCGGAAAACGTGTCGATTAGTTCATTCTCACGCATTGTGCAGGGGATGAGCGTCGAGACGATGGTAATCGGCTGGTCTGCCGTGCAGTACGCAAAACTTTACGAGGTGCAATGGCGTAAGGATGGCGGCAACTGGAACAACGTGCCGCGCACAGCGACAACGCAGGTTGACATTGAAGGGATTTATGCTGGCGAATACCAGGCGCGCGTAAGGTGCATTAGCGGCGGCAATATCGCGTCTCCGTGGTCTGCTTTGGCTAGTGCGACGCTGACCGGGAAAGTTGGAGCGCCGAAAGGGCCAATTAACCTTTTCGCGTCGGATAATGAAATCTTTGGGATTCGCGTTAAGTGGGCCATGCCTGAAGGTGCAGAGGATACGGCATACATTGAGCTTTACCAGTCGCAAAGCGGAACCGATCAGGATGCAAGCCTGCTTACTCTGATTCCTTATCCGGCGGCTGAATACTGGCACTCAATTTTGCCCGCTGGCTATGTGAACTGGTACAAGGCGAGAAGTGTAGACAGGATCGGAAACGTTTCACCTTGGACTGATTACGCTCGCGGCATGTCATCTACTGACGTTAACGCCATCACGGATGTGATCCTGGATGAGATCCTCGACAGCGACGCAATGAAAGAACTTCAGGAGAGTGCGCAGGATAGCGCGGCAAAACTCAATGAATACGCGAACAGTATCATTCAAAACGCATTAGCGAATGATGGCGATGTTAGAATAATGAGAAAGGAGAATGGCAAGAGGAAAGCTGAAATTAAACACGCAGAAGTTCTCATAGCAAATGAGACGGAAGCCAGGGTGCAGCAGGTTAACCAGATCTCGGCAGAGTTCAACGAAAATCTCAATGCTGGATTAACTCAAGTTAACGAGGCACTAGCCAATGAAACTGAGGCTAGGGTTACGTCGGAAGAGGCACTTTCAGCAAGGATCGGAGAGAACTCCGCGGCGATAGATCAGAAACTTGACTCATGGGCTGACGTTAATGGCGTCGGTTCCATGTACACGATGAAGTTGGGATTGAAGTACAACGGCCAGGAATACAATTCCGGGATGGCCCTACAGCTTACCGCGCAAGGGAACAACGTTGTTTCGCAAGTTCTGTTTATTGCTGATAGATTCGCTATCATCCGAAATGCTGAGTCTGGAGCGTACACTTTGCCGTTTGTTGTGCAGAATGACCAGGTTTTCATGAATAACGCGCTTATTCAGGATGGTTCGATTACCAACGCGAAGATCGGAAACATCATTCAGTCTAACAACTACATCGCCGGGCAGCAAGGGTGGATGGTTAACAAGAATGGTAGTTCTGAGTTCAGCGAGGTAACAGTAAGAGGGACAATCTACGCAACTGATGGTTGGTTTAAGGGTACTGTCTATGCCGAGCACATTGAAGGTGACGTGATGATTGCGGAGTCAAATACGATACCATTCAAGGATTATTCGGATATTGATAGTGGTGATTATGAGATACTTAAAATCAATGGTGAAAACTTCGATAGGAGCATCGACACAAACCTGATTGTCCAAGTTAACTCTACATTCAGGAACACATTTAGAGTTATTATCCAGACACCAGGGAAAGAAGAGATCGAGTTCTATAGTATAGATACTGGCAACGACGGCGGAACAAGATCCTATGCACTCCGAGGCTTCGATGTTCCGGCAGCAGGAAAGGGGCAACAGAACAGGATCATAGTTAGAGTCACGCAGAGTGGTAGGGGCAGCAGTGTAAAAACATTTACTCCGTGGGTTGAGCGAAATAATGGGTCTACAGGGACAGAAAGTTCAGATGGAACAATATCTAACATTGGTTTTATAAGAGAGAGGACATACATATCAGCATACAGAAAAGGAAATAGAATAGTAGTCTAGTGACAAAAGCGCCCGGTTGGGCGCTTTCTTTTAATATTAATAATAGATGTAAAAAAGGGGCCGAATGGCCCCCTTTTTTCTTTTGTTGTCTTGATATTCTTGATATGTCATATCGCAACAATGTCGATTTTGTTTTCGGTAACTACTATTGTTTTGGACTGCGCCAACCGTTGCAGGCCGTAGTTGGTATGAATTTTTGCGTATTGCATTATTTGATCCCAATGATTAGATAAAGTTTATTAGAACGCCATCGAAATCGACAACTGCGCCATCATACGCGCGCATAGAAATAACTGCCGTTGCCGCTCCAGGAGGAACGATACCTCTTATAAAGCTCCCATAAACAGCCCAATCTGCAACGTTAACCGGAAGGTTAGCTGTAGGGCCAGCAATATGTGTTCCGTTTTGGCTGTAGAATGAGAGGTTTATATTTCCAGCCGCATTCCCATTTGCGCCGATGTTTACAACCCTTGCCCAAAAAGAGGTCATATAATACTGTCCTGGTTTTACGTTAAACTGCTGAGTTGCAAAAATGCTCAACCCGGCGATTGAAGTCATCCTCATGCCGTATGACCCAGCCTTCGCATACTCCGCAGACACAACGGCAGTTTGTGATGCAGAACCAGCGTTATTAATTGACCATCCGGTATTATTACCCTGCTCAAAACCTGAATTATAAACAGGTGACAAAGATCGGTGTACAGGAATATTTCCGGCTCCTGATGCTATGTCGCTAGTACAAGCATTGCACATTACAGATCCAGGCCCCTCAACAAATGCCCGAACCATATCCGATGAGTTCTGTTCGAATTTGTATGAATTACCAGGAAATTTAACCACATTAAATATTATGAATGCGTTTATTCCGACATAAATTATAGGCTGTGTTTGTGCTAATGGCTGATTAATGGTCAGTGTGCTTTCAGAAAGAATAAATCTTGCACCAGTGCCAGTACAGGTAACGTAAGGATACCACACCGACTGCCCAGGGTTTTCTATGTTACCCATTCCAGACATTGATACTGTAGCCCCATTTCCGGTGATCTGAACTCTTGTATTAAGAGTTGATGTGCCGTCAAGGCCAAGATTGAAAGCGTCACATGCAATTATGATCGGTGCGCCGCTTGCGTCTGCAACCATCCCACCATTAAACGTTATGCTCTCGCCTGAATCTAAAAGACCAGCCGGAGCATAGAATATCGAAGTTATTCCCTTAGTAATAACGCACTCATTGAACTTGTACCTCCAGGTGCTGTTTGCGCAAGAAACTACATAATCGAAGTCATGGAATGAGCAATGTTCTATGCAGCACTGTCCATTATAATATTGCGCGCCACCGGGCCTGCCGATAAGTAATCCATTTTTACCAGCAACTTTAGCACCAAAGCATTCAATCCCGGACAGCTTGTTGACTGTGTTGCGGTACAGTGGGGCTGGATATGTTGCTGATGAATAGACGTTAATGGCGTAAGTGGAGGTTACACCAGAAAAATCTATTGACGCGCAACCTACATGGCAGACTAAGGATATAAATCCCAAGTCAATTTCCAGCATTTCCGAACCAGTGTATTTATACTGTCCAGCAGAGATAACTAAACCCAAACGTTTTGGTTTGGCATATGAAATCGCCTTATTGATAGCGTTGGTTATATCGCCATCCGATGGAATACCGAACCATGCAACGTTTACTGCACCATCAAAAATCCGCTTCCAGCGCTTTCCACCAGCAGTGACAATGCAGATACCTCCGTCATCAACGGATGTACTGTCAGTTTGATCATACTCAAAATAGCCAGTTATTGGCTTGTAGCCTGAGGCATATTTTATGACTTCTATCTTTTGGTTTGGTAATGTCGGCTCTATTGTCCGTAGGGTCGCAATGTCACTACAGCGCCCTATGTTTTTAGCACCATTTGGCTGAGCCAATACAACCAGCGTTGACTGTTCGCCGGAATCATCAATGATCTGCTGAATTTCATCGCGAGTTGCTTCAGCGTCATCTGCTGCCTGCTGACTTGCTGCCGCTGCCTGCTGACTTGCTGCCGCTGCCTGCTGACTTGCTGCCGATGCCTGCTGACTTGCTGATGCTGACTGCTGGCTTGCTGATGCTGACTGCTGGCTTGCTGCAGCTTCCTCTTTTGCCTGTTCTACCAATTCTTGCAAAGTGGATAAATCAAAGTCCTTAAAGAAATCTACCGCCTCAGCAATGACGGTCTCCTGCGATTGGTAGTAACGCAGAGTTTCCGCAACATCCTGCGCCAGGCCGTCAACGGTCAGGGAGTCGCTTAACAGGATCGCGTAATCACTGGACGGAACAGCCGCGCCGTTTGTGGAGATAGCATTGATTTGCGTATCACTTACAACCTTGTTAACTACCGCCATTTGAATCGGGGACGATAAAAACAGGATCGTAGCGCCTGGGCGAATTAGCGTTAGCGCTGATTGCCAGTTAGTTCCAGTCCCGGTGACGATGCCGTTTGCGTCCATCGCGGCTTTGCCTTGTCTGTATAGTGCCATTTTAATACCTCTTTTGGTTGGTTGAGTAACGAAGAGATAATATCATCAATGAAGCAATAAAAAAAGGAGCCTTGCGGCCCCTTTAGTTGTCAAATCAGAACGGGATATCATCATCGAAATCCATGCCATGATTACCACCACCGCTTTGCGGCTTCGGTTGTTGTTGTTGCGGCTTAGGTTGCTGAGGCTGGCCCCACCCACCCTGCTGATTACCGCCGCCCTGCGCTGGTTCGCGCTGGCTGAATTCCAGTTGCGGCATAATCATTTCATTGTGGCTGTAAGTTGCGCCGTTGTGCTCGCGGTTTACGATCTGAAGTGTCCGGCAGGTTACGCTAATAACCTTGTCGACCTGCAACGCTTCATCGTACCACGCAATCATGCTTTCCTTCGCGAAGAAGACGGCGCGATAGTTGGTGTATACAGTTTCGTCCTGGCCGTCGCGATTGCGGATCTTCATTCGCTCCGACAGGTCTACCGCATACATCTTCCACGGCCCGTTATTGTTGCTGCCCTCTTTTACGTAAGGCGCTTTTCGGATTACCCCTGTTACAACATGCATTGTTTTTCCTATGGGGCGGTTTCCCGCCCGGTTAAATTAGTTGAAAGATGAGATATCTTGTGATTCAGGTTCAGGCTTTGATTCTACCTGTTCCGGCTCACGTTTCGCAACATCTTGTGGCTTGCCGGGGTTAAATCCGTTCGCTGGCGTCACTTTTAGTTGCGCCTGGCGCTTCGTGATATCGTCTTCCGTCACCTTCCATTCCGCAGGCGTCAACGTCTGTTTAGCCAGCTTGTAAATCTCGCGGAGAGATTCGAGGTCTTCGCACGCATCAATGCGTTTTTTGAAGTCTTGCGGCTTCATCTTCGCGATCTCTGCGTCATCGTCGGCCTGCTTGATGCCCAGCGCGGCGGCTAACGCATAACGGCGAGCGTATGAGGTGGTCGATCCATACGCTTGCTCAACGGTTTTGCTGATCGGCATGTTGAACTGAAACGCCATCCACTCGCCAGATTCGTGCAGGAACATCGTTTCAAGGTGCATAACCTTGTCTGTGCTGGTATCCATCATTGATTGAATAACCATAATTTTGTTCTTTTCCAGCGATGGCCCGATGGCGTCCAGGATATCGCCGAGATTGGCGTAGGTGTTACCCAGGTGGCTATTCTTCCCGCTTTTCTTCGCGGCGACGAAGCCAGACTTCGCTTTGATTAACGCAACGGCGATCTCTTTGAAACTTTCAGATGTACGCATGACAAACTTTCCTTTTCCTGATTGGTGGAGCGCACTATATCACAAGTGCGCCGTAGTGTTTAGCTATTTGTGCCGTATACTTCCGGGAACATGTATTTCACGAATTGCGGCGTGGGCAACTTCACTTCCGCTGCGTTCGATTCGTATGACGGCCAAACGTCATGCTTGACGCATTCGGCGTACTGGTGAATCACGCTTTGATACTGCTTCCGCCCGATCTCAATCTGCTGATCCGTTAACGTGAACGCGAGAGGCGCGAACGGTGATTTTTTCTCCTGAGTCAGCAGGCGGACAACCACCGGGCGTCTTTCGTTGTACGTCTTAACGAACAGATCGCGCTGCAATGCCATTTTGAGATAGTATCCCAGGTTGAACGCCAGTCGCCCAAAGTCATCCGGTTTAGAGGTCTGAGTAGTTTTGTAGTCGGTAATCACCACCACTTCGAAAACTTCATCCGGGTTAAACCCCCACTCTTTGATGAGTTCGGGATCTGACACGACGTCAACATGATCGAGCCGAACCTTTACCGGGACGCCGAAAATTTCGCCGAAGATTGACAACTCGCGTTGCGCTGTATCCGATTCAATGCACGCCGCGTGCCGTGGGTTAGCCAGCATCACGTTTCGCATTTGCACGACCGCATCGAAATCAGAATCCTTGACCAGCTTCCGGCCTGAGTTGATGGCGGCGCTTTCGTCGCAGAGTTCGATCGCCCACCACACGTTAACATCAATCCCGGCGCGGTATGCCATTTCCAGCAATTCGGGGTAGTCCTTGTTGGACGTCCCAATCAGGCCACACGCTTTCAATTTCGCAGACAATGCCGACTTCGAAGTAATCAGATCCTTAACGTCGCCCGGCGCGGTCGCTCGCAGGTACTCGCCATTAAATTTGGACGTCTCAAGCATGCAGGTATGGGAGCAAGTGCCGAATGAAAGCGCGGCTGTTTCTTCTCGCTCCTTGTATTTCCAGTGGGCCGGGGAGGTTGCGTAAATCTCGCCGAGGCTTGAGCCGCTAACGTATCTGGCGCACCAGGAGTTAGGATCGTGGTAATCATCGTTGGATAATTCCGCGTTGGTGTATGCCTTAAAAATTGCTTCAGCCATTGGTATCACTCCGTTTGTGGTTTCGTTGAGTTAAGTATACGCATCACGATTCCAGGTGCAAGGCAAAAAGTGCTATTCGCCAACTGGTCAAAAAATGAGCGAAATTTACGTAAGATTTAGTAAGATGCATCTTACGTGATTTTTCCTATATATTTCATCGAGTTAATGCAAATCGGTAAGATAGTAAGATCCCTATAGGTAAATATCCATGAAAAATCTTGCGCGAAATCCAGCGAAAAAAGACACGTACCCCGGAGAAATCTTACCAAGATTGATAGATACAGACAGAGTGATAATAATAATATTGTTATTTATCATATACTTACTATCTATATATTGCGGTTAATTGGTTAAATTTTGCGCGAAATTTACGTAAGATTCATCTTACTAAATCTTACCTAAAGTGGTTCGACCAGTTGCAAGCCACTGAATTTCAGGCATAAAAAAAGGTAAGACTGATTTTCTCAATCTTACCTAAATTCTGGTCAATATTTAATCAGAGAAGAGATGATGCCTTGTATAACTTACGCTCAAAGCCGAGCTTGAAGTTGTCGCCGTTCGGAACGATAACCTTGAGATCCCTATCGTCGGCAGCCGCCAGCATATCCCGATCTCCACGACGGCAAACTACCCGCATTTCTCGCTTACCTTCTCCGCCCCTGCCTTTATACCTGTACGCCACGATCTCGACGTTTGAAGGTATGATGCAGGCCCAAACGTCGCACTTGAACGAACTGGCAATATTGAAGTGCATCGCCTCAATCCAGGATCGAGCAAGGTAAATCGGCCCGTTACCGTCGTCGCTCTGATTGGTCACTATCACCGATCCGAAGGTCAGATCTCCAGCTAGCATCTTCTCCCTACCTTCTTCATCAATGAACAGGATATTGCAATACTCATCATCCAGCCCATCTTCATGCACGAGTTGCATCGGTAGCGCGTGAATTAGCTCCTGTCTGCCGTTCTCGTTAGTTTTTACGCCAACCTGATATGATTTGATATGCTCATTTTCAATGCCCTCATAGAGCGTTACAGGCGTGCTATCGACGGCCTCCGTTCTGTTTAAAACTGCCAGCACTCTTTCATGATCTGCCATCTTTCCGTAGTCATACCCGTTATCACGAGCTACCTGCTTGTTTCTCTTGACCACGTATTCTTGCGGAACTTTGCCCAAGTATCGCCCAAGAATGTTGATGCACTCGCTATACGGCTCGCCGCTCAACTTCATTAACCATCCGATCCCCTTATCGGCACCGCAGCCGCCACAGTATGCGCCGCCGTCGCCGCGCGTTTCTAACTTGTCAGTCCAGCGGAATCGGTCTTTGCCTCCGCAGTTCGGGCAGTCCTGGTGCTTGCCGTTGAAGTATCGAGAGTGGATGCCGCAAATGTTCTGCAACGCTTCGCGCCACATACCAGCCATGTACGGCAAAACCTCTTTTTCATCGTAAAAATCCACGTCGTTACCTCCAAATAAAAAACGCCTACACGAGAATGATAACCCGGCAGGCGTTTAGTGTTTAGACAAATTGTGCTATCGGACTACGCGTAGCATTTCCCGGCGGTCGCATCGGCGCGTCACTGGCTTGCCGTTGCTGTCAAATCTTAAATCTGGTCGGCAGAATGAGGCGCGGAAACCTTTGCAATTGTTCCGGCGGTAGCTCTTATGTACGAGATAAGCGCCATCGGCTGAGATCATGCCGCGCTTACGCCACTGCTGAACAACCTGGATACTAACTCCCAACTCTTTTGCCGTTCCAGCGATGCCACCGAAGGCATCAATAACCAGCTCCATCCGCGCAGTCAACCCGGCGCGAACCTCATCCTTCAGCACGTAGTAACCAGTCGGTCGCTTACGTTTCTTCTTATCTTTCCCGCGCGATGTTCCGTTATTGCCGTTCAAGGTTCGCTTATCAACCTTTGCCATTTGTTCCATAATTTAACCCTCATAGCATTTTTTGTTAAACATGATAAAATGTTCACTGTATTATACACGCAACTATGCGAATGACAAATTAGGATTGCCCATGCTCACAATTGAACAACAAATTGAAGCCTACGCAGACAAGATCCCGCTAATACAAAAGCGGTTCACCGTAGGAAATATCGTTCCTTACCCGTATCAGGCGGTTGCGTATATTGAGACCGCGAAGCGGATCGCAAAATATGAACATCCTTTTTACATTAAGGCTTCGGTTTCCGCCGGGAAAACCATCATGATCGCCATGCTCGCGGCGCAGTGCAAGGCAATGAACTTACCCATGATGGTTCTTGCTCGCCAGGCCGAGATCGTGAAGCAGGATTCCGAGGAGATCAGTAACCTCGATGTTCCCAACTCCGTTTATTGCGCCGGGTTAGGCACAAAGGCGGCATACTTCCCGATCGTCGTCGGATCTGAAGGGACGGTGGTTAATGGCCTGTTTAAAATGCTTGGCGACTACGTGCCTTCAGTTCTGGCAATTGACGAATGCCACCAGGTTGACTGGCAAGATCTGGCGGAAGCGATCGCCAACAATGAATCGTTCGAGTACATGAGCAGACCGAAGGATAAGCCGTATCGCGTGAACGGGGAACTGGTCGATGCCGACCACCCATACGACGAAAAATTCGACGACGTAGAATTCGGCGGCGGTCGCACGCAGTACACCATCGTCATTTGTGAGTTAATGCGGAGGTGCCTTGAGAAGACAGGGCGAGAACTTCGCATCGTCGGTTATACGGGGTCGGAGTTTCGCGGGGTGGTTCCCATCTTGCAGGAAGACAAGACGCAGCCGGGATTCTGGCGCGAGCAGATCACCGACATTAACACAAACTATCTTGTCGAGTTCGGTTCGGTAGTTCCCACCATCTTCGGTGACACCGAGGCGGATGGGTTAGGGTATGACCTGTCAGAGTTCCACGGTTCCAGTCAGGACGGTACGCAGGATTTTAGCGCTGAAGACTTGCGCAAGATGGAAAAGAAAATCCATGAATCCGGCGAAATGACGAAGCTGATTATGCAAAAGGTCGTTGAGCGTGCGAAAACCCGAAACGGCGTTCTTATTACTTGCGCTGGCCAGCGGCATTGCAAGGAAGCGGCAAGCTACTTACCGCCGGACGCAACATACGCGATCATCACCGAGAAGACCAACTCAAAGAAACGCGGCGAAATTTTGGATAAGGCGAATCGCGGGGAGATTAAATACATCTTCCAGGTGATGGCCCTAACCACTGGCGTTAACGTTCCGTTTTGGGATTTTTCGGTGATATTGCGCAAGATCGGATCGCTTACGTTGCTTATTCAGCTTTTGGGGCGCGGTATGCGACTGTTAAAAGACTGGCAAAAACAGCCGCCTTACTCGTGGGTTAAGGAAGACCATTTAGTTTGGGACTTCGCCGGGACTATGGACGATTTGGGCCAGCTATATTTCGATCCGATTCTTGAGCAGGCACAATACCAAAGACGCAAGAGCAGCAAGAACGGCCCGAAAATTTGCCCGGTATGCAAGGGAGAAAATAGCGAGTACGCCCGCCGATGCATCCACAAAGACAGCAACGGCAATCGTTGCGAATACTTCTGGATCTCGCAGCGCTGCGAAGACCAGAAAGACCCGCGAACAGGGAAGATTAAGGTAAAGGGGTGTTACGCTGAAAACGATATTGTTGCTCGCCAGTGCAGATGCTGCGGGGTGCAGCTTAAAGATCCCAACGACAATCTCACCGGGAAGCACTACACGCAGAATGACTGGTATGATGTTGTCGGGTTCGATATCGGCTTGACTCGCAATCAGTCCGGGATCATCTTCAATTACGTGCTACTGAACCATGACGGCGAGCGATTCACCGCAAGGGAAAAGTTCTTCCCGGAATCAGAGAATAAGATTTGCGGCAAGTTGTGGCGGCAAAAGGCAGTCTTCCAGCACGTTGACGACGCGGTAATGCGCGGCAAGTTGGGCGGGATGAAAAATGCGCGAAAAATCCTTGAGAATGCGCATTACTTCCGAGCGCCGAAGCGCGTAACGCATCGCGTTAACGGTAAGAAGGAAGATATTATTTCACGCAAAGATTTTGGAGACGAATAGTGATTACTGATAAAGGTGATTATCTCGAATACTACGGCGGGCCTGTAAAGGCTTGCCCGCTTGAGAAAATCGATCAGATGAATAGCGTTTCGTGGCTGCGGCACGAATACCCTGATTATCTGTTCTGGCATACAGTCAATGAAGGCAGCAAGCACAAGGCGAGCGCGGTTATCGATCATCAAATGGGGTTGCTGAAGGGCGTTAGCGACATTCTGATCCTGATTGGGTTCGGCGGCAAATACCCGTTCGCGGCCATCGAGCTAAAGCGCCAGGGTAAGGCGCAGGCGTCACCAGTGAGCAAGGAGCAAAGGGAATTCCTTGCTGCCGTTCGCCGTCGCGGCGGATTCGCCGCCGTGGCCTATGGCTTCGAGCAATTCAAGATCGCTTTCTGCGATGCCATCAAATAGCACTTTTTGTTAAAACCGCCCGGCGAAAGCCGGGTATTATTACCCCATCGAAACGAAGAACGGAGTGTTGAAAATGAAAAAGATGCTGGCTTTAGTTGTTCTGTCTCTTGGTCTTATTGGTTGCAGCGAAAAACCGAAAACATATGATTGCGGTCGTGAGGCGTTCGAGGTAACTAGCAAATATATGAAAGTTGTCAAGGGTGAAAACTCTGGCGTTATAATTGATGGCGCTGGCGAAAATCAATATAAACTGCTTACTCCTTTCGGGTACGCTCATTATGTAGTCAACAAAAACACCATTGATGTTAGTGTGAGCGCTTTTCATAATACCTTAACCTGCGAGGTTAAATAATAATGGCAAAAGATATCACAGACAAAGACACTCGTGACGCATTCATCACGTTTGAGCAATTGGAGCGCGAAACGTTTATTGGCAATGCCCTTGCTACTGGCGGACACTATCAGGCTGTCAGGCCAGACAAGTTTTACCAGGTAACAGGCAACCGATACGCCGGGAGCAAAACGCCAGATATCGTGCGCGATAAGTGGGCGACCGATCGCAGCCTGATCGCATACATGGAAGAGCGTTATGGCCCTTACGATCTTGACGCCGCCGCCGAAGAAAGCAACACCGTCTGCCGGAAGTTTTACGACGAAAAGACCGATTGTCTCAAGCGCTGGTGGGGGAAAAATAAGCACGTATGGCTTAACCCGCCTTACTCGTTCCCGGATCCCTTCGTGCTGAAAGCCATTGAGCAGATGGAGCATGACAACCAGATCGATATTTTGCTTCCCGGCGACAACTCTACGGCGTGGTTCCGCGACGCACAGAAGGCAGCGGCTGAGATCATTTGGATTGTCGCAGACGTCACGGAGGATGAAGACGGAACGCAACTAAGCCGATCCGGTCTCCTGGCCTTCATCAACGGCCTAAGCGGTAAACCAGTCGACAACAACAACAAGGGCAGCGTGATTTTCATCATGCGCAAACTCAAGCCGGGCGAGGAGCAAAAGACGCTTTACATTCCGGTAAGCGAGATTTGCCCGTCATTAGCTAAAAAGCGTATGCGCAAACGTGGGATCTGAAAAATGGAACAGATAGAATCTTTCACCGAGTATCTTCGGATCGTGGTTGAATTGCTGGACAAATACGGCTTCATTGGGACGGATGAGGAAAAGTTAGCCTTTGCTGACACCATCGACGGAACCTACATGGAGTTCATGGACAACGGAACCCCGGTCGCTGACTGGCCAGAAATTCTTGAACGAGAATTGATTGAATTTAAATCGCATGAAGGCGCGGAGTATTTCGCAAAACAGCACTAATTGCTAAACAATACCCGCCGCGTGCGGGTATTATTACACCATCAACCAATCAGGAGCAAACGCCATGAAAACCAAAACCATTGCAGACACCATCAAGATCGTGCCAGCAAAAGCGCAAGTTGTATCGCGCCACCTGGTTAACCTTTCTCGCCTGTGCATGGCCGACTACATGGCGAACCCTTCAGATAATGGCCTTGATGGTGTGGTCGGTGAGATTTATTTTCGCGCCGGGTACGGCCTGGAAAGTGTGGCCATGTATGAGCAAATGGCCGAAGGTTTTTGCATTTACGGTGACGAATGATGATTGTCGAGACTGGTCGCGCTGCCGTATGGCAGCACGCAAAAGAAGCTGGAATAAGTGATGATATCGTGAAGATCGCAAGGTATTTCGATATCAAAGATATATCAATTATTTTTGGTGGGAAGCTCACCTATCTACACGAGCGCCCGGTGAAGCGCACGCGAATAGCAGTGGCAACGCGAGCGGAGGCAGACGCGCTGAAGATGTTCATCCACGAGTCTAAGCAGCAGAAGAAATATTACAAGTAGCGGGGAGGTGAAGAATGCGATATATTGCGATCTTATTTACGGCGATCCTGTTTACGATCGCAATCTTTAACTACGCAATTCAATTGGGATAAATTATGCAACCTAAAATCACAGACGAAGAATTTTTAGCCGCCCGCGAGGAAGGCAAGACCTACCGCGAGATCGCGGAAGAGTTCGGCATGAACATTCGAAGCGTTGAACGTCGCGGCGTTCGCCTGGCGCGACAAGGACACCTACACGGAAACGCCCACGTTGCGAAGCATATCCCGGACGGCTTCGGCGTCAAAGGCACGTCGACGATGATTCGCGCGGACGGCTCCGAGGTCGTTCGGTGGGTCAAGTCGGAAGTAGACCGCGATCGCATGGTTGCGCTTATGGAGGCAGCGCAGGCGGCTTTCTGCGAAGACCTTCCGCGAGCCGAACCGCAACCGCTTGATGAATCGAAGTTCTACATTGAAGATCAGCTTGCCCTGTACCCGATCTTCGACCTGCATATTGGGGCAATGGCGCATAAGCATGAATGCGGCGAGAACTATGATACCAGCACGGCAGAGAAGGTTCTAAACCGCTTCTTTGATTATTCCGTTTCGGTGGCCCCGCAATCACAAAAGGCGGTTTTGTTGGTCGGTGGTGACTTCCTTCACAGTGACGGACTGGACGCAGTAACCCCGGCAAGCGGTCACGTTCTCGATCAGGACAGCCGATACGCAAAACTTGTTTATGTTGCCATTCGTTCGCTGCGTCGCGCAGTGTCGCTACTGCTTAACAATCATGCAGAAGTTGAAGTGCAGGTGATTGAAGGCAACCACGACCAGGCTGGGATGATCTGGCTACGCGCAGCGCTGGCGGCGTTCTATGAGAATGAGCCTCGCGTTTTTGTTGATGTTAGCCCGGCGATCCTGCATCGCACCTTGTGGGGCAAAACCATGCTGGGCTATACGCATGGCCACACGATGAAAAAGCCGGAAACGCGCCTTGCTGCGATGGCTACCGACTTCCGTAAGGAGTTCGGCCAGTGCGACTACATTTACACGCATTCCGGCCACTGGCATCACCAGACTGTAACGGAACACTCGTTAGGCATTGACGAAGTGCATGGCCAGTTAGGCGCAAAAGATGCCTACGCCGCACGCGGCGGATGGCGTTCATACCGCCAGGCGGCGGTTATTCTGTACAGCAAAGAATATGGCGAAGTAGGCCGCTTTATCTACCGTCCTAACATGTAACCACAACGGCCCCGCGAGGGGCCAACAAGGAAAACCGATGAATAGAAATATCTGTATTTTCGATCTCGATGGCACGCTTTCCGACGGAACCCACCGCTTGCACCTGCTGCCGAAAAAAGATCTCCACCTTACAGAAAGTTGGAGCGAATTTAATGGCGCGTCAATTGGCGACAGCCCAATCCAAAGCACCATTGATATAGCGAATGCGCTTTATCGTTCCGGAATGACCGTTATCATCCTGACTGGCCGATCCGATGAGGTGAAGACCGAAACAATGATTTGGCTTGACCGCTACGGGGTGAAATATGACAGCCTAATCATGCGCCGCGCCAGCGATAACCGTAAAGACACGGTAATCAAGGAGGAGGAGTTACGCAAAATCGGACTTGATCGCATTATTGCAGCGTGGGATGATTCCCCCAATGTTATTGCGCACTTGCGCGGCCTGGGGATCACGACTTACCAGGTCTGCGACTACGGCGACAATCTTCACGATCATTTAAAATCACACGGAGTAGACAAATGAAAAATGTAATCATCCTCAACGGCGCACCGGGTATCGGAAAAGACACCATCGCGGAAATCATCGCCCGAAAGTGGGACTATAAGATCCTGAGTTTCAAATCACCGATGTTTGACATTGCGCGTTCTATGCTGGGTAATATTGACTTTAGGCGCTTCGCTGTCCGCTACCACGACCGCAGCCGGAAAGAAGTAAAGTGCGACTTTTTAGGCGACCGCTCGCCGCGTGAATTCCTGATTCACATTAGCGAAAATTTCGTAAAGCCGACGTTAGGCAAAAAGCAGTTCGGCAAGTTGCTTTGCGATTCCGTCGTGAATTCGCCTGTTAGTTGCGTCGTCAGCGACGGCGGATTTGACGAAGAAGTAGAGCACATCGCGGCGCACGATAGCGTAAACGTCTTTGTCGTTCGCCTACATCGTGACGGCATGACTTTCGAGAGTGATAGCCGCAAGCATATTAGCCGACCGGATCTGATTTGCGAAACTTATCACGAATTCGATTTTGATATGACGACTGGCGAGCCGGAAGACGACGCGCAAAAAATCCTTGATATGGTTTTCGAAGGGTATTAATATTCTCTACGTAATGCCTTTATTATCACCGCCTTAAACTTTGGGAGCCTTAACAGGTTCCCTTTTTTTTGTTCTTTATTTGGCCCAACGCATATATCATCGCATTATCACTTAACTAACAGAGGTTGCATATCATGCGGGAATTCATCAACGCGGCAACCAATGGTAGCGGCGGTGTTACCCTCGCAGGCTCTGCGACCGGGCAACTTATCATTGCGGCCATTGGTTTATTTTTCATGATTCTATTCGGCTCATTCGGCGCGTGGTTGCGCTGGCGAGATTCAAAGGCGCTGCGTGAAGCGCTGGAAGCAGGGGATATCAAAACTGCGGTGAAGATCAGGAGTAAATAACATGGGGATTAAAACGCGGGTTACATTCGCGGCGGCGATGGCGATCGCTGTCGCCTTCCTCCCGAAAGTGGAGGACACGAAATACAAAGTTTATACCGATATCGCTGGCGTTTCGACGGTATGCGAAGGCATCACAGGGCCGGACGTAATCAAGGGGAAAACCTATACCCGGTCAGAGTGCGATGCACTTTTGGAGAAGCACATCCAAGTCGCAAAGCGTGTGGTTGACAGCAAAATCAAAGTGGCCGTGCCGGACACCTTCAGGGCGTCGATGTACAGCTTCACTTTCAACGCTGGCGGCGGCGCATACTCCGGCAGCACAATGCTGAAGTTGACGAACCAGGGGCGGCTATATGAGGCGTGCGAACAGCTTTACCGCTGGACGTACTATCGCAACCCGAAAACGGGCAAGATGGAAAAATCGCGCGGCCTGCATAATCGCCGAGATCAGGAATTCAATCTGTGCATTAAGGATCTAAAATGAGTAGCTTAAATTTTCAGCGAGCATTGGCAATCGGCTTCATCGTGTGGGCGGTTGCACTGGTTTCCGGTTGCGCTTCCAGCGTCCCGATCCTTTCCGATCTGGTGGGCAGCAAGCCGGATATGACGGCGCAAGTCGGTGCGGAGAACGTGAAACAGGCGGTTGGCGTGACGAACAAAACAGACACGTCCAGCAAGCAGGAAACGACCTTCAAAGAATCTGCAGTTGGCAAGGTTGACACTTCCAACAAAAAGGCGGTGACGACATCCAGCATTCACGCGAACCAGATTACGGCGGAGAAGATCGAGATCCGGAATGATGAAAGCGGAAGCCTTATTCCGTGGCTGATTGGTGGTGTTGGGGTAGTAATGCTGGCGATCGGTGCGTTCAGCCTTTGGCGGGAGCGAAAAAACAAAGGGGCGTAATGCCCCTTTTTCTATATGTACCGCTTGACGTGCAATAGCGCTACTCCGTCCTCATCGTTAAGACCATGTTCAACCGTGTTGGTTGCGGCCATTCCTTGATAGAGCAAGATGAGCGCGGCACGCAAGTAATTTTCTGGTGTGATCTGTTTCACGCAAACAAGCCTGTGAACTTCCGTTATCAGATCTTCCACCTGGTTTCCCGAAAAGCTGTTCATCACTGAGTTGGTCAAGGTGCATCATCTCCCACATATATCTGTTATCCATCCCATCGAACGACCGGAAATCAAAGCCTATTTCCCTGTTATCCGGCCCCGTACACCACACAGCGCCGTTTTTTCCGTCAAGGTATCCATTCGTATAGCTTCGCGCCAAAAACTCCTTAGAGACCATTGACGCAAATATTCTGCGAGTGACATTCGCCGCATTTGCAATCCTATCACTCTCTCTGTGTGAATACACGAACCTCGCAAGATCCTGTCGGTTGAATTCTTTACGTGACTCGCAGAATCGGTATACATCAAGAAGAAACGCCATAACCAACCACCTTTTCATTGCCGTGATTTTCATGGAAGCCATATTGACGCTCCGCAGCCTTTCTGGCCGTAACCGCATCATCTAAGTTGTCGAATAGACCCAGGTGCCTTTGCTTTCCGTCAACCTTTATCTGAACTTTCCACTTGCATTCTCTCTTGAACCAATAAACTCCAGTCACGCCGCTTGAGTTGTCGCATCGCCTTGTCGTGTTCTTTTTGTTACCCTTACTGCTTACCAAGCGCAAGTTTTCGATCCTGTTATCATTGCGAATCTGGTTTTTGTGGTCAATCTCCATACCTTCGGGTATTGGCCCTTTATGCATCTCCCATATAATCCGGTGAGCCTTGCGAAATACACCTCTAATCTTTATTACCACATACCCGTTACTATTCTCGCCGCCAGCCTCATTGCCAACCTTCACCCGATTGCATGGGCTAACCTTCCAAAACAACTTTCCATCACTATAGCTAAATAGTCTCCGGAACTCGGAGACGTCTTCCATCGTGCTAACTTTTGCTCTCGACATAATTACCTCATGAACGACGGGTTGATAAAGACTTCGGAATCCATCACGCAGATAAAGCCTAATTCCTCCATCTTCGGCA